ACTGGGACTTTAGACGAAGCTACTTTTTGTATTCAATCTGCTTCACTCAGCTTGAATAATAACCTACAAGCTCAAACTTGTATTGGAGAAGCGGCCCCTAAAGACTACTCTCCAGGCGAAGCTTCAATTGAAGTATCTCTTTCGGCTTACCTAGCTGACGCTAACTGGAATTTCTTAGCTAAAAAATTAAGCCAAGAACCATTTGCTTTAGGCTTTATGATTAAGAACGCAGGCGGATTCTACGGATTCTACCTCCCTGCAATTCAGACTACTTTCTCTGACCCTGCTTCAGGCGGAGCTAACCAACAAATTTCACTTGAAATGACTGGTACAGCTAAAGTGGGAGAAAACGGCGAGTCTGCATTGTATATCTATCGAGGCTAAATTATCCTTGGAGTGAGCCTTCTTAATTCACCCGGGTTAGCGTAGTCACGCCATTCATCTAGGCTTATTGGGAGAGGTTAATCCTCTCCCTTTTTTATTCCTTGACTCTGAAATCGTGTATTGCAATTATGGTAGTACACCAATTACGGAGGAACTTATGAAAACGAATTTAGATTCTTTATTTAAGACTGACTCGGCTTTAGAAAAAGACGGAGTATGGTTTGACGTTAGCTCAGATATTTCTTTTCACCTTAGAAGATTCGGCGGAAGTAATGCCAACAAAGTTAATCAAGCTATGGCAAAGTACCATAAGCCTTACGCTAAACTTATAGAGTCAAACAGATTCGGAATTGAAGAGACCAACCTAGTTATGGCAAAGGTCTTTGTAGACTCTTGCCTTATCTCTTGGAAGGGAGTTAAAGACGAAGAGGGTAACGATTTATCTTTCAGCTTCGACAATGCCGTAAAACTGTTTACCACTCTTCCGGAACTATTTAACGCTCTATTCAAATACTGTAGCGAAATGGAATCCTTTAAGGAAGACTTGGGAAACTCCTAGTCCGTTATATTGAGTGGTCCTATAAGTGGGGAGATAAGGTAGACTTCTACTACAATCTCCTCGCTAAGGGTAAGATATTACCGGACGACTTAGCTCCTAATGTAGAGCCTTTTGGGTTCTATGTGGAGTCATTTAGGGAATTATCAAGTTGTAGAAATCAGGGATTTGGCATGAGTCCTATTCCCTTTACGGCTATCATAGACTACTCTAAAATCTATAATGTCGAGGACTTTGACGAGTTCCTTTATTTTATTCGTCTTATGGACTCGAAGGTTATAGAACTTGAAACCAAAAAAATGAGAAAAGAAGATGGCAGTAGAAAGCCAAGTAAGGCGAATTGAAGTAAGCATTAAGTCTGACGGAGATAGGTCTTTAAAGACTATTGCTAAAGGCTTCTCTGAGGTTAACAAAAGCATTAAAGACTCTACTTCGGTAATGAGTTCTTTCCGAAATGCTTTTCTAGCTCTAAAAGGACTTAGTTTTGCAGGTATTGGGGTTAGGGAGATTGTCCAAACTGCCGATGCCATGCAGAAGTTAGGAGATAGATTAAGCATTACTGAAGGCGGGGCTATCGGAGCCTCTGCGAGGTTAAGAGATTTAACGGGAGTAGCTAACGATAACTATACTGCCGTTGAAGACATTGCTCAGATTTATTCTCGATTAAATTTAGCTCTATCCGATGCCGGAGTTTCTTCTAGAGACTTAGTAGCTATTACCGATACTCTACAAAAAACATTCAGACTATCCGGGGCGACTTCTGCGGAAGCTACTGCCTCGGTCGTGCAACTTAGCCAGGGTCTTGCCTCGGGACAATTACGTGGTCAGGAATTAAGATCGGTTTTAGAGCAGAACGCCGTTATCGGTAAAATATTGGCCAAAGAGTTAGGCGTTGCCCGGGGTGAGTTAATTAAGATAGCTGAGAAGCGTGGAGGTATCTCTGCGGTAGAAGTTATCGGAGCTCTTAATAAAAACATGGGCGAGTTGAACGAACAGGCAAAACAATTAAAGCCAACGATTCAAGAAGCCTTGATTAAAAACTTCAATGATTTAAAACTTAAAATGTCAGACCTCAATAAAGAGTTTGGTCTTACAGAAAAAATTATATCAGGTTTAGATTTTGTATTTAAAAATTTAGATATTGTAGCGGTAATAGCGGGAGCCGCAGTAGCATGGAAGGCTTACTCTATTTCTGTAGGATTAGCTGTTACCGCCAATACTGCCTTCACCGCCTCTATGATAGCTTTAGCGTCTTCTCCATTAATAGGTTTTTTAGTTAAAGCCTCTGTGGCTATAGTGGGGTTCGTAGCCTCTATAGCTAGTATCCCATTAGCGGTAGCAGGAGCGGTAACTGCTTTTGTTTTGGCTTTTGCTACTATGTCTGATTTCAGACAGTCAGTATTAGACGCTACTGAAAGTGTTTGGGAGTTTTTTACAATTGGCTCTAGGACTCCAGACTTCCAAAAGACCTTTTATGACCAAAAAAATGCCATGGAAAAAACGGCATCTGCGGCTCTACAGTTAGAAAGAAATTATGGTATGCTTGAAATTAAAACAAGCAAAGTTGAAAAGGAATTTAATAAACTATTTGAAGCCACAATATCCGGAGAAACTTCTTTAGGTCCTATAGAAAAATTATTCGATAAGGTGGGCCAAACAGCTATCCGAACTTCTGGGGGAGTATTTGATTTTAAAAAATCTTTAGCGGAACTTAATAATCAATTCACCTCTAAATCGATTGGACTAGAAGAGTATAATAAGAAACTCAAAGAACTACGAATCCTAGACCTTAAGAAAGATATGTCTGAGGGAACTATTGTAGCCGATGAATACAACAAGAGATTAAAAGAGATAGAGTTCGGAAAATTAAAAAATAATGTTAAGGACTTTCAGTTTGATTTACGGGAACTTAATAAAGAATTTGGAGAAAGCGGGTCAGTATATTTCTACTCTAGAGCTTTAGATGAGATCGAACTTAAAAGATTAAGTGCAGACTTTAAAGAAGGGAAAACTAATCTATTAGATTTCAACTCAGCTTTAAACGCCAAAAGAATTGAAGAGTATAATAGAGAGTTCTCTACCGGAACTATGTCCTTCCAGACGTACAGAGAAGGAATCAGAGATATTAAAATAGACGAACTCGGTGCAAAGTTTAAAGCAGGTAAGATTGAAGCCGCTGAGTTCAATGATGAAATGACTAAACTTAGTGAAAAATTTAACCCTAGTTCTGCCCTATTCACAGGAATAAATAACTACGTTAATTCTGCCGGAACTATATCCCAGAACGTAGCTAACGTAGTCACTCAAACCTTCGGACATTTAGAAGACTCAATGGTTCAATTTACAGAGACTGGAAAGTTTAACTTCCGTGAGTTTACTAAAGCCGTATTGGATGACTTAAATAGAATCATCATTAGGTCATTAATTATTCGTCCTTTAGCTGAAGGTATCCTAGGGGCTATCTCTGGCGGGGGAACAGCCGCACAAAACGCAACAAACGCAAAATACTCTACAACAAATGCAAGTGCTTTTGACGGACCTGTAGCCGCTAAGGGAGCCGCTTTTGACGGAGCTCGTGCTAACTTCTTTGCCTCGGGTGGAGTTGTTAACGGGGCTACTGCTTTCGGATACGGAGGCGGTAAGCTAGGTATCATGGGAGAGGCAGGTCCAGAAGCTATCCTCCCTCTTAAGCGTGGAGCTAATGGTGACTTAGGAGTTAAAGCCGCTCCAAGTAATGTAGTTGTAAATGTTATTAATCAGTCAGGAGCAGAGACCGAGCAAAGAGAATCTACCAATGCTAACGGCGATAGAGTTATTGATATTCTTATCGTCAATAAGGTTAAGGAAGGATTCGCTAACGGAGCTTTTGATCGTCAGATGAGCCAACAATATGGCCTAAGAAGAAGAGGAGCATAGTATGGCTCAGGTATGGCCCTCAACTCTCCAACAATTAATTTCTGAATCTAACTTCGGTTACGAGATAGCAGATACAGCTTTAAGAAGTGACATGGACATTGGACCTCAAAAAGTCCGAAGACGTTACACCAAAGCCGTTAACACTATGTCAGGCTCAATCTATTTAACAATAGATCAGTTTACTATCTTCTACACTTTCTACAATACGACTCTTAACGGAGGAGTACTTCCTTTTGAGTTCGAACACCCGATTACTAAGGAACTTAAGGACTGGAGATTTAAAGGTCCGGCAAGAGTACAATCTATCGGAGGCGGGAACTTCACAGTAGAGTTTACTTGGGAGGAACTTCCTTGAGCAATCAACTATCTCCTGCTTTACTCGCCCAACTATATGCCCAGGAAAGTGACGTACCTTTCTTAATGCTAGTAACTTTAACTCACTCTAGTTTTTCCCCTATTAGGTTAGTAAATAACTCAGAAAATATTGTAAGCAACGGGGAGACTTTTACTGCTTTCCCGATGCGTATAAGACTCCCAATGGACGACGGGGAATCTACGAGGGAAGTATCAATAGAGTTTGATAACGTATCCTTGACCCTAATTGACGAACTGCGTACAGTCACTACTCCGATAGATGTTAAGGTTGATATGATACTATCTAGTAACCCCGACGACATTCAAATATCTCTTGATGAATTAAAAATGCGAAATGTGACTTACAATAAGCAGATAGTAAGTGCTAGACTCTACTTAGATAGTTTTTTAAACGTAGAGTTAACAAGTGAAAGATATAGCCCAAAATTGTATCCCGGATTATTCTAACCTCATTGGAATCCCTTATGCAGATAAGGATTGTTGGGGCATAGTCTGTGACTTCTATAAGATAGTTTTCAATATCAGATTAAAGCAATACTATGAAACAGTCCCCGAAAGTCGAGACATAGCGAAGAGCATTGTCTACGATAGTATGAAGGACTTTGTAGAGGTCAAGGAACGTAAATTCGGAGACTTACTATTGATTAAACTTTTTGGAGTGGAGTCTCATATAGCTGTTTATCTTGGGGAAGGAATGATGCTTCATACCTCAAAGCATAGCGGTTGTTTAATCGAAAGAACCTCCCGATGGGAGAAACTTATCGTAGGAATCTATAGGGTAAAATATGATATTACTTAGAAAGAACGCCTTTTCTGAAACATCAATAGAGATTCCTTTTAAGAACGAAGAGACTGTCCAGGACTTAATAGTTAGGACTGTAACTTCTAATGGATACGATTCTTCAGAAGCAATCCTAAATCACTTTCAAGTTTTAGTTAATGGGTTAAAAGTCGATAAAGAACTTTGGCCAATAATCGTAGTTAAAGAATCCGATCAAATTCTAATTGCCCCTATTATCTCTGGAGGAGAAGGCGGACAATTATTTAAGCAGATTGTAATTATAGCCGCCGTAGTAACTGCC